TATAATTAATGTACCATCAGAGGGATCAACACAACCCCAAATACAAGAACTTTCAGAAGCATAACCATAGTCAATCCCTTTTAATCTTTCCCAACCTATAGGTATTTCAAAAGGAGTAACAACATGCACCATTACATCAAACTCTGTAAAGGCTGCACCTTCTGTAATATCCCAGTTACCTTCTAGTAACTGTCTACGTTGTACCTCTGGTAGAGCTTTAAGCATTTGCTCGTATCTACCATCTGTAGCTAAGTAAGGATTATCTTCTAACCTTGCTGGTATAAACTTACGTGTCAAACCATCTTTGCCTGTAAAGCTCTCATTAGGCGGTGATGGGTTCACATAACGCTTCTTTACCCATGTTGCACCAGCACCACCGGGGTTAGCTGTACAACGCATGTAAGGCGTAATCTCAGAGTCTGTAGTACGTAGTCGTGATGCTAGGTAGTTCCAAGAAAACTCTGTATTAAGGTGAGTTATCTCATCAAAACCAATCCAACTATATGCTTGACCCTGATACCTGTATACGTCTGCATCACGCTCAAGGAATCCAAACTCTAATTTAGCTCCACTTGGGAACGTCCAAATCTTTTCTACTTCTCTAAACTTACAACCAGGGAAAGCCTGGGGATATAACTCCCTAGACTTATCAATTAGTTCCCTTAGTTCAGGCATGGAGCGTCTAAGTATCAACGCCCTATGAGCAGCCCTGTGAGCGAACCTAAGGGGATCTACGAGCATAGCATAGGACTTACCACCCCCTGCTGCACCACCATACAATACATCTGTCTCTGGAGCCGCTAGGAAGTCTGTCTGAGGCCCTTCGTTTGGTCTAAATATAACCTTACTGTCTACAATCTCCTGTGTATTAGGAGTCAACAAATCTAGTTCATCTTCTATTAGAACCTTACCAGTATCTGTAGAAGCATCTAAAGGCTCATCCAACTTAGATTGAACCTTAGTTTGTTGTGTAAGACTAGCCTTAGCTGCCTTTAGCTTTTTATCTAGATCTTCTATACGTGTCTGCTTAGACTTTACAGAACGTCTAGAAGCTATCTTAGCCTTCTGCACCCTACTATAACGGTACTTAGGATCTTTACCCTGATCTTCTCTTTCTTGCTTAACGTACTTTGAAAGACCTTCTACAGATATAGAGTAGCCCTTATTCTGTACAAATAATCTACCTTCACGTATAGACTTATATTTACCTGAAACAATACCCTCAACAACATCCTTTAGGACTTTGTATTTAGGCTCATCACGTACAAATAACTTATTCTCTACATCAGCAGTGTATGCAAAAGGAGCAACACCCTGTTTACGAGGTTTAGTCTTGGGTAACTTCATATTCTCCTTCTACAACAGTCTTAGCTGGTAGAATAAATAAAGCCCCACCTTCACTTTGTACGTTAACATCTAGCTTGTCCTGCTTTCCTAAACCTGTGCGATCCAAAATAGTCTGAGCGGCCTGTAGTTTTACATTAGCTTGTGGTATAGGTTCATCAGAATCTAAGACCTGTACAAGCTTTATAGCGGCTTTAGGTGCAGATTGGGCTAGTATATGAGAGGCCAGTTCTATTATTTCATTCTTTAATGATTTTATAACTTGGAAATAGCTGCCTTCAGCATAACCTGCTAACTCTGCTGCGTACTTTGGATCACCTCCCGTTTGGATTAAACAGTCCAAGAACTTCTGTTGCTTCTCAGTAAGTTCACGTTCTTTATTAGATTGAGGTAAATATGCGTTCATGTTGTATAGTATAGTGACTTATGTTAGGTTTGTCAAGCATTATTTAATTAATTTATAAATAACTTGACAAATGCTGTATCTGACTCTATAATATGATAACACGCCGGGCGGGTTCAAGTATATATATATAAGTACTTTAAAGGTGAGCGGTTCTAACCAGCTTTAGAGGCTTTAAAGGTGAGCGGTTATTCAGAGGCTTGACAGTTTGAAAAGCTTTCAAAATGTATATCATTTAGTATATATAGGGGGAGGGGCTACGGCCACCTGCCCGCCCGTGCCACACGCGCACGTTACGCGCCATCGCGCAATAAAGGCTTCACCTTCCAAAGCTTCACAAGCCTTGCGAGGCGTGACGCACACAAGCCTTTAAAGCTTCACAAGCTTTTGAATACTTTCAAGCCTTGACCGCCAAAATACTGACAAGCTTGTAAGGCTTTAAAAGCTTATAAAGGCATGACAGTTTTTTTTAAGGCTTTAAAAGCTTCTACTTGTTAGCCTTTAAAACTTAAATCCCTAATCCTTCCAAAGCCTTACAAGCTTTCCAGTACCTTCCAAAGCCTTCCAAACTTCCTAACACTTGTTAGACAAACTGGCACGTTTCTTGCATGTTATTTATTGTTGCACTGTTCTGGTGCCTAACAGTTTAAAGGGGCGATTCTTCTAACCCATTGATTTATATAGGCCTCAAAATACTTTCAAGCTTCACAAGCAATATACACGCCAACTATCCACGTAATACTTAAAAAATTAAACCATTGTTTTATATAGTGTTTTTTAAAAGTGTTTTTGCATTATGTTAAACTTGCATACATTCTGGTGCGTTTTATTTTCATTTGCACTTCATTGGTGCGCTTTTAATAGCTTCAAAATACTCAACCCCCATTCTATAAGGCTTTCTAAACTTGGCACACTTACTGCATTATAGTTCATGTCGCCCCGTGTTGGGGCCTTTAATAAAACGAGAGAAACATGTTAAACAGTGAAACCATTAAGCAACTAGCAGCAACTTCGCAAACTATTGAAGATGCAAACGTAAGCCTTTCAGAGCAGCTATTTGATCAGGTAAAGGATACCATTAACTCAAATGATGCAAACTTGTGGAAGCCTTTAACCTTAAACATTGCAGCTATATTAGGCTTCAAAAGCCTTAACGAGTACGCCACCAAAACTGGTAATACTTCATTTGCTTCGCGTATCGCTGCATTTAAATGGGCCGTTGAAGGTGTTGATGTTCATCTTGAAACCTACGCTGACTATCTTGAAGCCTTGAACGCCAAGAAAGAAAAGGCGAAAGCGGAAAAAGCTGCAAAAGAATCTGGCGAAAGTGAAGGCGAAGAGGAAGGCCCTCAAATTGATCCTGATCTACTTGCCGCCTTAAATTCTGTTAAAAGTTGCGCAAGCCTTACAAGCGACCACCAAAAAGCACTAGCTAAGAGCATAGAAGACGCTGTCGCAGCACTTAGGGCTACCCTATAGGCTAAACTCTCCCGCCCTGAGCATGGCGCTAAAAGGCTTTTTTATAGCCATATAATAGAGCACTAGGTTTTAGTGTTCTTTTATGTCGCTGTTTGACGTACACCTAAAAGCTTGCCAAGTATTGCGGACTGCGGGAGTATGCCTAGGACATAAAAAACCTAACAGTTGTTAGACTTTTTTCTAACACTTGTTAGACTTTGTTAGACTACATTAGAGAAAAATATGAGTATCAAGCAATTGAAACGCGCACAGCGCAACACCAACGCAGCCCGAAGGCTTGCAAAGTCTCGCAACCGTTTGCGGGTTATCCAACTCAAAAAAGCCTTAGAGCTGGCACAGTTGGAGCGTGAAGCATGAGAGAATTTATTGCTGTTTTAAAGTTTACTTTAGCTTTAGTCATCTCAATTATATTCGTTTGGGCTGGCGTTCATTTGGCTTTTGCGTACTATATGACTGATCAAAATGTGCATGCTGTTTTTGCAGTGTTCGGGCCTGTACTTGTACTGGTAGGCTGTGCCATGCCTTTTGTAGCTGTGCATGAAGTGTCTAACAACTGTTAGACTTTCCAACTGATGAGGCTGGGTAGTTCCCAGCCGAAACCTTCGGGTCTTGGAAAACTAATTGAGGTTACGTATGGGCAATGTAATAGCAATAGAGCCATATCTAGCAGAGATGGCGAAGCAAAAATTAATAGATAGCTTGTGTGATGGCAAGGCAATGCCAAAGTATCGGGCGTATCTGAATGCAGAGTTGTCAGATGACCCTGACTTTTGGCATGGTGTTAATGCAATGATGCAGAAAATAACGGAGATGGTAGAAGAATGAAACTATTAGATACTACTGGTGGGAACACCAAGCTAAAAAAGAGCGGTGATAGCAGTGAAGAGTATAGGCTGGCAGGTTTATCCCTAATGCCTGATGACATTCTATGCCCCTATCGCCATATCGCTGGCTGTGCAGATTCTTGTTTGGAGTCTGCGGGAATGGGCGTGTTCGCCAATGTCAAGGCTGGGCGGCAGCGTAAGACCGATTGGTGGCATGCAGATAAGGAAGGTTTTCTTGTACAGCTTCGCAGGGAGTTGACTAACTTTGAGAAGCTTTGTACTAAGCAAGGCGTGAAGGCGGCGGTACGCCTGAATGTGCTGTCGGATATACCTTGGGAGAAGCACGGGATACCCCAGCAGTTTCCGGGTATTTACTTTTATGACTATACCAAGAACGCCTCAAGGTTAGGTAAGACTCGCAGTAACTATGACTTGATGTACTCATACAGCGGGGAACCTAAGTACCAGCAGTTTGTGATCAAGGCTTTGAAGTCTAACGCGCCCATGTCAGTGGTGTTTAGAGGCGGTATGCCTAAGCATTACATGGGGCGTAGGGTCATTGATGGCGATGCTTCAGACCTTGTTAACGTCAAGGCTGGTGCAGTAATTGTAGGCTTGAAAGCCAAGGGCAAAGCTAAGAAAGATGAAGGTAGCTTTGTAGTGGATGCGACCAACTTAATAGCGGCAGCATAATATGGAACGTGAAATTGTAGTGAAGAAGGTAGGTGCAGCAGGCTGGGCTGTGGTGTTAGATGATGGGTTAGATCTTAGCCTACACGCCACCAGTAGTGCGGCACTTGATGAAGCTTTTAGGTGGAGTGAAAGACGTAATCCGCCTATTAAGATTACTATTGATTGTAGAGGTGATTGAGGTGAACAATTTAATATTGGGCTTTGACCAGTGGGTTGAGGTGCAGAGTGATCTTACTGTGCTCTTAGCTGAAGAGTATGACACTCTTGAAACAGAGGTAGATGAGAATGGTGATAAGTATTATACCTTTGAATCTCAAAAGCGTTTCAATATATATAATGATAAAGCGGAGGAAATTATGAACCGCCTTGGCTTTAGAAGGGAGGAACTGTAATGAAAGTATTGGTGGCCTGTGAGTCTAGTGGGACAGTACGCGAGGCGTTTAGAAAGCTTGGTAATGAGGCATGGTCTAATGATCTGCTGCCTGCTGATGATGGTAGTGAGTATCACTTGCAGATGGACTGTGAGGAGGCGATAGGTTGGAATGATTGGGATTTGATTATCATGCACCCACCTTGTACAGCTTTAGCGGTCAGTGGCAACTCTACCTATGCGAAGGGAATGCCTAAGCATGACGAGCGTTTGAAGTCTATTGAGTGGACTACAAAGCTTTGGGAGCTTGCTAAAAGTGTATGCGATAGGGTGTGTATGGAAAACCCTGTGGGCGTGCTGCCCTTCAAGCCTTCTCAGTACGTGCAGCCTTGGATGTTCGGACATCCTGAAAGTAAAAAGACAGGGCTTTGGCTGCATGGTTTGTCTAAGCTAGAACAAACTGAGAACGTCAAGGAAGTTTACGATGGTCTGCCACGGCGGGAGCAGATGCGGTTACATTACTTGCCGCCCAGTGAGCTACGTTGGAAGTTACGTAGCAAGACGTTTCAGGGCCTCGCAGATGCGATGGCTTCACAGTGGGATAAGGAGATTTATGATGTTGATTGAGAAAAGATCTATAGTTACTGGAAGGGTGCATATCCTGGATTTACCTGTAACTAAGCAGCAGGTAGAGGCTTGGCAGGGCGGTGAGTTGATTCAGAATGCTATGCCTGATCTGTCCAGCGAGATGCGTGAGTTTATTGTCTCAGGGATTACGCCTTGGGAATGGGAAGAACTATATGGAGAAGAAGATGAGTAGAACTAAGTTTGGTAAAAGTGTAGATGTTGATAACCCCTATGCCATATACAAGGCAGGGGATATAGAGTGGCGGGTGCTAAAGACCTATCAGGGTGTAGCTAAGGAGAAGTCTAACCCTTACGCACGCTGGATGGTTGCAGCTAAGTCCCCTATGACTTATGGTAGCTGGGACATGGGTGATACGTATGCCCGTGAAGTCTTAAAGTATGGGCAGCTAGTGGCTGCTACTGATCAATGGAAAGAGGAATATAGTAATGAACTTACATAGAGTGAAGTCGGTAAGGGTTTTAAGGCATGGTTCTAAGTGGACATCAATATTTATCACCCGACAGGAGAATGCTTCTGTCTCTAAAGAGGACGCTGAATCTATAGCCACCATGTTGAGTATGCGGGAGATTGATGTAGTACGTGTGTTGGATATGGTCAGGGGGTTAGGTACTTTTGAAGAAGAGATCTGCCTGTTTCCAGAGCATGACCTACCTATCAAGTGGGAGTTTGAATGATGAGTGATAAGTTTTATCGGGCCATACAATCTCAGGATAATCTAGATAAGGTTATCCCATACAGGAATTATCCTCTGGAGGGTCTTGTTAATCCTGAGACTATTGCTATAGTTAAACTGAGAAGGGAGGGCTATACCATACAACGTATAGCTGACACATTGGGTGTATCCTTCTCTAAGGCGCAACGTACAGTAAGGAGGTCGCCGTTATGAGTGATATAGATAGGCTGCGTGAACTAAGTGATGCTGTCTTAATTGACAAGCACTGGGGTGACGCTGAAGTTAAAGAGTTTATGGTTGAGGTTAGATTCTACATCAAGGCTATTGATGAAGACGAGGCTTCAAGAATGGTTGAGAATGTCTTAGCTAAAGAAGCTATTGAGTTTCAAATTGAATCAAGTGAGGAATTGTAATGACGTATAATGAATTAGCAGCATTCATAATGAATGACATGCCCAAAGATCTAGGACATAAAACTGTTGAAGTTGTTATTAAAACTGATGAGTTTGGGTATGAACTAGAATCAGGTAAGTTGGATAGCCTTAATATTAAATATTCTCCTATACACGGCATGATGGGTTCTCCATCTGTCTATATGGAGTTTACAGTATGATCTACCGTCTAAGAAAGTTTAAGAAGCGTTGGGGTGTCACCGCTGGGCCAGCCTATGTAGGCATACACTGCGGTAAAAGGTCTTGGTATGTCCCCCATCACGGGCGTGGTCGGGTGTTTAGTATTAACGAATGGCGTGGTCTTACGGAGGTAACAAAGCATGTCTGATTATTCTAAACCCGCTGAGTATTGCTGTGGCTGCACTGTTATCAGCATTAAGTATGCTAATAATCACAAGTGTTTACTGAGTAAGTGCGCTGTTGAGCTTCAACTTATGGCTGACCTTTTGTCAATTGAGGGGCAGGATGAACTTTACTTCACTGTCCAGTCAACATACAACCAAGTCAGAGGCATGATGAGGAAGGTGAATGAAGAATCTAATTGATATGTCTAATCACATATTGAGGTTCTCCTCTGCTTACTTAGGTGAAGAGGACGTTAGTGATGGTTTGATGGAAGAGGCTTTGGCTCTATGTCTTATGCACGGTGACGACTTCTGTATAAATTTTACCCGTGTATATCTTGAGGTTCAACGTGATGAGATACTTAAATCAGACATGTTGAATTATTTTGACGGCACCTGAGATACATGCTAAAATATTTTAAAAGTTTTTAAAGGAGATATAATAATGAGTTCAATAGATCCTCATTCAGAGCTTCAAGAGCAACGACAAGAACTCAGAAGCTTCATAGACGATTGGTGGTGCCAGGTTTTTGCCTTGCAGATTGGTTGTCCACTGCCTTCTAAGGATGTAGGTAATAAGTTTATTGGGTTTGTTGAAGACAGAATGGCGGAGGTTGATGCTGTTAATTTAACAGATGATGATCTGTCCAAGTTCTTCCCTGAATTTTTGGAATCACTAGGAGAGTGGTGATGATGTCGATAACTGAAGAGCAGTACAATAAGTTCCAAGCCTCTAAGTATATGGGCTTGTTGTATGAAAATAAAATGACCTGCAATGTAGGATTAGATTACTACGATGTAGGTGTGCACTACCTAGAGATAGGGCAGGGTACAGATGATTCATTAAAGGATGAAATATTTCAATTCTTTATGGACAACGCAGCCCCGGCTGTAGTAAACTCGCACAACTTTAATTATAGGAGAAAAGAAAATGCGAATGATTGATGGTATCCCACAGGTGTTGACAGGTGAAGCCTATTACCCACACGTAAAGGTTCCTGTTCCCAACTATCAGCAGACAGCTAACGGTTATGAGATTAACCTTGCTGTTTCTGATGAGGTGTTCCAGCAGTTCAAGGACGCAGGCTTTAACGTGGGCCTGAAGGAAGCAGGCAGAGCTAAGTACACTGAAGATCCTGTAGTACATTTCTATCAGTGGGAAATTAACGGCAAGGGTGAGAAGAATGCAGTACCTAAGCTTGTTGACTCTGAAAAGAATGAGATTGATGTTCAGATTGGTAATGGCTCTAAGGTAGCTATCCAGTGGAGGGCAGCAGTCTATGGCCCTAACAAGCAGTACAAACGTGCAATCTTAGAAGCCGTACAGGTCTTGGAGTTGCAAGAGTATGGCTCCTCTATGAATTCTGAAACTGAACTAGCATTTTAAAGGAGGGTTTATGACAGAAGAAAACAAGCAGACAGTCACAGTAGATGGTAGTGAGTACAGTCTAGATGACTTGTCTGAGACAGCACAGTCTATAGTTGGACATGTGATAGCTATCAGGCAGGAGGTAGGGGAAGTAAGGCACCGCCTTGTAACCCTGCAAGCTGCTGAGTTGCAGCTATCCAGTGAGCTATCGTCTGCACTGAAAGATGCTCCAGCAGAAGCTGAAGTAGTAGACTAAACTAAGAGGGGCTGTAAAGGCCCCTTCTTTTTATGGAGAATAATATGCCTTTCGTACAGACACACAAAGATTGTCCATCATGTAACCACAAGGAATGCTTGGCGGTTAATGACGATGGATCAGCTAAGTGTTTTTCATGCGGGGATTTTATAATTAATTATGCAGAGGGTAAGATGGACGTAGCTCCAAGGCTTGTAAAAGATAATGTCACTATCAAAGAGGGTGACTTCTTTCCACTAAAAGACAGAACAATAACTCTTAACACTGCTAAGAAGTATGGTGTTAGGTCTACACAATCACCTACGGGTGAGACTACACGGCACTTCTATCCGTACTATAATGGTGCAGAAGAGGTTGCATTTAAGACACGCATGGTAGACACCAAAGGCTTTGTAGCTGCTGGGCCTATGTCAGATTGTGGTTTGTTTGGACAACAGACTGTAGGTGATAAGGGTGGTAAGTACCTAACCATCACTGAAGGTGAGTGCGATGCTATGGCTGCTTACGAACTACTAGGTTCTAAGTGGCCTGTTGTATCTGTAAAGAACGGGGCAGCAGGAGCAGAGAAAGATGTCAAATCTCAGATAGAATTTCTTGAGAAGTTTGACAATATTATAATCTGCTTTGATGCTGATAAACCCGGACAGGATGCAGCCAAGAAGGTTGCTAGGTTGTTGAAGCCTAACAAGGCTAAGATAATGGTGATGCCTGATGGTTTTAAAGATGCCAACGACATGCTACGTAACAACCAGCACGGCTCTTACGTTAACTCTTGGTGGAATGCTAAGACCTACACGCCCAGTGGTGTACTCAATGTTAGTGAGAACAAAGACAAGTACCACAACAGACCTAAGAAGAAGTCTATCCCCTATCCTTGGGATGGCCTTAACAAGAAGTTAGAAGGTCTACGTCAGGGTGAACTGGTGCTACTTGCAGGCGGCACAGGCTTAGGTAAGTCTAGTGTTACGCGAGAGCTAGAGCATTGGCTTATAAAAGAGACTGATGACAACATAGGCGTGGTTGCCTTAGAAGAGGATTGGACACGTACTGTTGATGGTATCTTATCTATTGAGGCTAATGCAAAACTACACATTGATAGTATACGTGAGACATACTCAAGGGAAGAGATGGACATCTTATTTGATGATGTCTTCTTAGATAACGATAACAATGATAGGGTTTGGGTACATGCTCACTTCGGCTCTAATGATATTGATGGTATCTTTTCTAAGCTTCGCTATATGATTGTTGGTTGTGAGTGTAAGTGGGTAGTGATTGATCACCTACATATGATGGTATCTGCCACCTTAGAAGGCGATGAACGCCGATCAATAGACTCTATTATGACTAGGCTTAGAAGCCTTGCAGAAGAGACAGGAGCGGGCCTTATACTGGTGTCCCACCTCAGACGTATTGATGGTAACAAGGGACATGAGAAAGGCGCAGAGACAGACCTAAGCCACCTAAGAGGCAGTCAATCTATTGCTCAGTTAAGTGATTGTGTTATTACACTAGAGCGTAACCAGCAAGCCGATGACCCTATTGTAGCTTCTACTACCCGTGTGCGTATCTTAAAGTCTAGATATACAGGTGATGTCGGTATCGCTACATACTTGCAGTATGATAAGGATACTGGTAGGCTTAATGAAGTAGATGACTCAGACATAGACTTTGATACATCCCCTGAATCAACATTGGCATTTGAATGAAACTATTATTTGACATAGAAACAGATGGCCTTGAGTACACTAAGATCTGGTGCTTAGTCGCACAGGAAGTAGACACAGGTGAAGTGTGGTCTTATGGCCCGGATGAGATAGAGGAAGGTGTGCAGCTACTCAATGGTGCTGAACAACTTTCAGGTCATAACATTATTGGATTTGACATACCAGCTTTAGAAGAACTCACATCTTTTAAGCTAGGTAGCCAGCGGATTATAGATACCTTGGTACTATCTAGACTATTCAATCCTGTCCGTGAAGGAGGTCACAGCCTTGCGGTATGGGGAGGTAAGCTAGGGCTGTCTAAGATAGAGTTCAAAGAGTTTGAATCTTATAGTCCACAGATGCTTGAGTATTGTAAGCGTGACGTTGCAGTTAACGTAAAGGTTTACAAATCTCTACAACGAGAAGGCGTAGGCTTTGATCCTAGATCTATTGTGTTAGAGACTGAGACTGCAAGAATACTAAAAGATCAAGAGAAGAACGGCTTCTACTTTGATGAGTATGCTGCTGACATGTTGCTTGCTTTGATGCGTACTAAGATGAAAGACGCAGAAGATGAAGTAACCAAAGTGTTTAAGCCTAAGATGGATAAGCGTCTTATATACCGTAAAAACACTGCTAACGGCAGCGTCTCTAAGATGGGTTGTTGGGATACTCCGTCAGGTTCAGGTGTAAGACTGACTACTGAGGAACACGAGATACTATCTCAGCCTGCTACTTTCTCCACTACTAGAGTTACCATTGTTGATTTTAGTATTAGTTCTCGCAAGCAGATAGGCGAATACTTAATTGAGTTTGGGTGGAAGCCCGAAGAGTTTACAGTTAATGGCAGACCTGTTGTTAACGAGAAGACTCTATCTCAGATAAAAGATATTCCTCAGGCAGAGCTTATTAAAGACTACTTGATGTATCAGAAACGCGAGGCTCAGATTAAGTCTTGGATAAAGGCACTTAAAGAAGATGGTAGAGTTCACGGCTATGTAAATAGTAATGGTACTATCACTGGGCGTATGACTCACAACAACCCCAATATGGCTCAGGTTCCCAGCAGTGGCTCACCTTATGGTAAGGAGTGTCGCGCTTGCTGGACTGTACCTAAGGGATATAAACTTGTAGGCATAGATGCTAGTGGTCTTGAGTTACGAATGCTTGCACATTATATGGATGATCAGGAGTATACAAATGAAATCCTTAACGGAGACATACACACCACTAATCAAAAGCTTGCGGGACTTGAATCAAGAAATCAGGCGAAGACATTCATATATGCACTCCTATACGGAGCAGGAGATGAGAAGCTTGGAAGCGTGGCTGGTGGAGGTAAATCAGTTGGTGCAGGACTTAGAAAATCTTTCTTCGATAATCTACCAGCATTCTCTACTCTTAAAGATAGAGTTGCGAGAGCGGCAGGAAAGGGATTCCTTAAAGGATTAGACGGGCGTAAAGTATTTGTACGCTCAGAACATTCAGCACTGAACACGCTGTTACAGGGTGCTGGGGCTATCGTAATGAAGCAGGCATTAGTTATGTTTGATTCTAAGCTTGCTGGACTTGACGCTAAATTTGTGTGTAACGTACACGATGAGTGGCAACTAGAGGTATCTACAGCGCAATCAGACGAAGTAGGCAGGCTTGGTGTTGAGGCTATTATTGAAGCCGGTAAAGTATTAAGTCTTAAATGTCCCTTAGACGGAGAATATAATGTTGGAAGCAATTGGTCAGAAACTCACTGAACAGCTTGAAATGTTCTCTAATCCTGACACTAAAAAAGAAGGGATAACCAAGCAATGCGCCGTTTGCCTTGACTACAAGCAAGTACAAGACTTTGAATATAGAGAGCCTTCAGTAGAGGGTTCTTCAAGAAGGTCAGAGTGTCGTTCTTGTAGGAAAGAAAAGACTAGAGTTAGAAAAGAACTTTCTCTAAAGAATCCTAGACCAACAGACAATGATTATAAATGCCCCTGTTGTTTTAAGACAGAAAAAGAGTTAAAAAAATATGACCGTTGGAAAGATAGATCGGTCTGGGTGCTAGACCACAGCCATAAGACTAATGAATTTAGAGCGTGGTTATGCAACACATGTAATCTAGGCATTGGTAAATTAGGTGATGACATAACTATCATTGAAAATGCGTTAAAATATTTAAAGAGGTTCTCAAATGAATAGAGACTTAGACAACTTAGTACCTGATATATACGAAAAGCTAGATGCTTTATCACAAGGTGAAGCCCTAGATATATCAGATGATATGATTGCTGACTTTGGTGAACGGATGAAAGCAGCCATAGTCCACTGGTCACAGCCTCACAAGCAGTCTAAAGGACTACGTATGAGTAACATAGGCAAGCCCTCAAGACAGCTATGGTATGAATCCCGTAGAGATCTTGATGCTCCTTCACACATGCAACCACACACCCATATTAAGTTTCTTTATGGGCATCTACTAGAAGAAGTGTTACTTCTACTGGTAAAACTAGCAGGACATGAAGTAACTGATGAGCAGAAACAAGTTGAAGTGGACGGCATCAAAGGTCACATGGACTGTAAGATAAATGGTGAGGTAGTTGATGTTAAGACGGCATCTAATTATGCCTTCAGAAAGTTCTCAGAAGGGACGTTAGCCGTTGATGACCCCTTTGGGTACATGGCACAGCTTGCAGGCTATGAGGCGGCTGAAGGAACGTCTGACGGTGGGTTCTTAGCTATCAACAAAGAGTCAGGTGAGCTTGCGTTACTTAGGCCCGGATCATTATCTAAACCTAATATCAGTACAAGAATAGTCGAACTAAAAGAAATCTTGACTATTGACAAACCGCCATCTCGCTGCTATACTGATATACCCGAAGGCAAGAGTGGTAACATGCGTATAGCCACAGGTTGTAACTACTGTCCCTTCAAGAATGATTGCTGGTCAGATTCTAATGATGGTGATGGACTAAGAGTTTTTAAATACTCAAATGGTTTGAAGTACTTCACTAAAGTTGTAGCTGAACCTAGAGTAGAGGAGATAAAATGAACCCTAAAACCTGTAAAAGAATTAGCAGGCAGACAGAAGTAGTATTACTTGCATGGCTAAGAACTTTAATCTCTGAAGAGGAGCAGTCTCAGATAGATACTAGTAATATCTATCAGTACTTACCACCTTCAGAGTACTTCTATAACAATAGGACTCTAAGATTAAGTTTCTATAGCCCTAAGTGGGTTAGGAAAACAATCAAGAAGCTTTCAAAGCTAGGACATGTTATTGAAGATATAACTATGCAGGATTTAGAGGTCTTTGCTAAGAGAAGAGAGGCTGTACCATCAGTACTGTAAAGAAAGCACGCAGTGGATGGAGAAAAGCTAGAGTTCCCCGCCCTAAGAAGTATTTAAAAGCAGATGGTAGTAAGTATGACTCTATTTGGGAGGCTGTATTACATGAATCAATCCTAAAAGATTGGGAACATCATGTTGATAAAGTCCCCTATGTTATTGAGCATAAATACGAGCCTGACTTTGTTAGGGAGATAGATGGCAAGAAGATATTACTTGAGTCTAAAGGTAGATTCTGGGACTTCGCAGAGTACAACAAGTACATCTGGGTTCAGAAGATACTGCCCAAAGATATTGAGTTGGTGTTTCTGTTTGCTAATCCATCTGCTCCTATGCCTGGAGCCAAGCGGCGAAAAGATGGTACTAAAAGATCTCACGGCGAATGGGCTGGCTCTAATGGTTTCAGATGGTACAGTGAAGACACAATACCTGACCACTGGATTGATGCTAAGGCTAGAGAGTCTGATGAGTATAAGAAACGTAATGATAAACTAAAGGTTAAGATGCAATGAAACTTAAAGAACTTTGTAACTTGCAATACAATAACTCTTATGGTGGGTTGTTCAGACTTGCTAAAGGAAAATCACCAATGGCTGTAGTAAGAGTCATTCAAAATCAAGATACTATTTTAGTAG